TCCAGCTTCTGCTTCAGGGGTTTCTGCTGCTTCTCCACCGCCAGTTTCACCAAATTCTGGTATTTCGGATGCACTTGTTCCACCACCACCAGAATCAAGTCCACCGCCTTCTGTAGATGCATCTTCTGCTGCTTGAATGTGTTCTCTCCAATTTGGACCTGTTGTTGCAATTTGTTCCAATTCCCATTTCAATGCTGCATCCTTTCTTAACCATTCCATATTTTCACTTATACGAGAATCATTATATTCCAGATAATGTCTTTGAGCAAAAGTTTTTGATATAGATTCGTTTTGACACATATCATTGAAAATTTTGAATTTTAATTCAAATTCTTGATTTTTGCGAATAGCAAAGAAGTTTGATGGTGGATTAAATTCTAAATTAAAGTAAGATTCGTGAAGTTTGTAATCTTTCCACCAGTTTCTTATTTTTAAATGTGTAATAAATGCGTTTTTAATTCCTTCTGCAAATTGACTTTGTAAACGGACAATAAATTTTGCAAAACGGAGTTCCTCTCTTAAAATTTCTGCACCATCTTTGTAACCTTCTTCAGGATTTAATCTGGTTAAAGGAACTTTTAAACTTTTATAAAGTTTATTGACAAAATACATCAAGTCTTTAAGCTCTCCAAGGTTTTGTCCACCTTGCATTAACTCTACGTCTGATCCTTGTTCTCCAGAACGCTTGGCAAACCAATATGAGTCTAACATTGATTGTGGATCATATATATTTGCTGCTCCCGATTGTCCCTTATTACTATCGTAAGATTTTTTATTCCAATAAGATTGCATTAACTGGCGCAAATATGCTTCTGCTTTTGCTGGTGGCATATTTCCGACATCAATTTTGAATTTTAATCTTTCAGGGGCACGAACCATTCTATAAATAACAATAGAGTCTTCAATCAAAGAAAGTTGTTTATATGCTCTTCTTGCGTTTTCAATAAAAGGAACTCGCATCGTCATATCCTCATTCCATAAACCAGAATTTACATATGTTACTTGGTTTCCTTGAAACGTCACAATTTGTTGTTGTAAAGCATTTGCTGGAGTTGGTGGTTGGAAGTTGGATTGGCTTAATTGGGCCGCTGGATTTTGTTGTAAACTAATTGGTTTTTGAAAAACAAAATTTTGTACAACGTTGTTTTGAACATTATCATATACCGGATTTATTAATTCAGAAGGAACACTCAAAACACCAATAATACCAAGTTCTTTTTTTGCTTCATGGATAATATTTTCAAAAAATACTTCTCCTTCTACTAATAATTGACGACAATATCCCCAACCTTTATTTTCAAAATCAAAAACATTTACGAACTTGTAAAATTCTTTTTCGAGTTCGCTTCTTTCTTTATTTTCTAATTTAGAAAAACTAGAAAATTGAATTTTTATAACTTTTCCATTTTCATCTTTATTGACAAATTCATCACAAATTTCATCTAAACAATCGCCAACTTCAGCATAAGCTGCCATTCTTCTATATTCAGCCAATCTTCTTGTCTTATCAGTATCTACTTGGGCATAAATGTATTTGTGATAAGCTTGATCTGAAACAAAACTATTTGGACTATATGAGTCACCAACATCCTTCATATAAGGACCTGTGATGACAGATTGTTGCATCAACCTTAGTTCTTTTCTTTTAGAAAGACGGTCAAATAATTCATATCTTGGATTATTAACGTCAGCTTCTATTGTTTGTTGAACATAAGGAAGTTTTGATAAAATTGAAGAAACAAAACTTCTACCAGTATCTGGTTGACGGTTACTTGTTTGGAAAAAATCTGCCATGATTATATTATATTTAGTCTGACTTATAAGTAATCAATGTTTTTTGTTTATTAAAGAATAAGTATTCAAAATTAGCATGGCAAACACTTATATTCACACATTACCAGATGTTTTAGCAACTGATCCTAATGCATATACTATTTTAGATTATGAAAATCAATTTGAAGAATATGTAACAGCAAAAGTTACTCTTGCATCTTTAGCTAATTTTACAAACAATACATTTTTAAATAGTACACCATATTTAAATAGTCTTTCTGCTACAACATACGTAGAAAACAATAGCGCAAACATTCAAGGAATTTCAAATGTCGTAAATTCGTTTAGTTCAAACAGTATTAATGTTAATACTTTTGTTAATAGTAATAGTTCAAATATACAATCTGTTTATACTCATTATAATTCACAAAGTGCTAATTTTGCGACTAGAAACTATGTCAATGGCGGGTTTTTACCGCTGTCTGGTGGAGATGTTATTGGTGAATTGTTTGCTACACAATATGGAGTAGGAAACACAGTAATTGTCGATGGAACGTTGGGTACGGTTGTTAGAAAAATGCAAATATTTGATATAAATGGCGCTTCTATAGGATTTATCCCAATTTATAATTCTATAACTTAAACCAAATAAGAAATTGTTATTTGTTGGTTTGTATCTGAAGTTAAAATAAATTTATTATCAGAAGCAACTAAAACAAATTCAACCATAAAATCCAACGGATCAATAACTTGGACACCGGAAACACATGGAAGCTGTATATCTACTGCTCCAACAAATGAACTAACAAACGGGACACGACTATCTCTACTAAGTTTACCATATCCTGCTTCGTTTTCTATAATAATATCAAAAAAACCATCTCTCTTTGGGGTTTGCGGTATTGTAAATGCTAGATATTTTTCTTTATAAATATAAAAAGGAACTTTAATTCCTTCAAACGGTAAATTTGATGCAGATAAGTTTTTAACAGCAGAAAAAGGATTCCAAATAGTTGTTCCTTCAAACATAACTTCATTATCAGGAACTAAATACACTGCTCTTATATCAAAAAAATTATTACCTTTAACTAAAATGTTAAAATTTTGAACAGATGTCAAAAGCGGGTTAGTAACTACAAATTTATAAGGCTTAACATCGGTAATTTTTGGTTTTCCGTGAATAAAAAAGCGATCCATTGTTAATATTACTTATTAAAGATCTATTTGTTTTTATTTAAAGAAATAAATAAGTATAGTCTAAGTATATTTGAATGAGTTCTGTTTTACCAAATAAATTTCACGGAAGTACTACCTTTAATTCCAAAATTAAAAGCTATAATCACTTAGCCCAAAGAATTCGTCGTACTTTGGGTGAACCATTAGTTGAAATTGAAATAAGCAGCGAACAAATGTATGAGATAATTGATATTGCGGTAGAATATTTTACAAAGTTCGCAGGTGAAACTGAAGAATATCTTATATTTCGATCAGATCTCTATAAAAGAGGGGTTGGACTTCAAATTGATAAACTTTTCAACGTTTCTCCAGAAATGTACAACACAATGACAGATTCTTTGAGCGGTGGGTGGGATTCAGATTTGGATGAGTATAGAAGAGTAATAGATGTCTTTTCGTTTGCAGAGGGAAATAACTCTGGTGTTAATACACTCTTTACAATTGAACACACAATAGCTCAACAAGCATATTTTGGACATCTTTTAGGTAATGTTGGTTATGATTTAGTTACTTGGCACACTTTAAAAAATTGGATTGATGTCAGAGAAAAAATATTGGGACTTATGCCTTATTTAAGATTTGATCCTGATACACAGATTTTAAAAATTATTCCAGAACCAAGTAATACAGTTTACTATGGTTTAATAGGTTGCAAGCTTCAAAAACCACTTAAGCATTTAGTTTCACAACTTTGGGTTTATAGATATGCCTTGGCTTTATCAAAAATAACCATAGGTCATGTTAGAGGAAAATATACAGGTACTAATTTGTTTGGAGGTCAAACTGTAAATGCATCTGATCTTATGAGACAAGGTGAAAAAGAAAAAGACGAACTTGAAAAAGAAATTATGACTGATCTCGTAGATCGTTCCCCAACCCGATTCTTTATCGGTTAAAATGAATAAAAATTTAGGTAAAAAAAATAAAAATTTTGTTCAAGGAATTTATAATCCAAAAAATCCTCAAAAGTATTATGGGAAAGGACAAATCATTTATCGTTCCATGATGGAACTAAAAGCTTTTCGATATTTAGATAATAACCCCAATGTTCTCACATGGTCTTCAGAATCAGTAGTAATTCCTTATATATCACCAGCAGATGGTAGAATGCATCGTTATTTTGTTGATTTGGTAGCAAAGTTAAAATCAAAAGATGGAACAATAAAAAAATTGCTTATTGAAGTAAAACCAGAAAGGCAAACCATGCCACCTACAGAATCTCCAAACAAAAAACAAAAAACATTAATATATGAAAAATATCAATATGCGGTAAATACTGCGAAATGGCAAGCAGCGCAAGCATGGTGCAAAACAAAAGGTTACACCTTTTTAATTTTAAACGAAAAACATTTAAAATGAATAAAGTAAGTGTAAGTAATAATTAAAGATATATGAGTAACGTTTACAATCTGTTGGTTGAAACTCCCAATTATGAATTAAAATAT